GGGGGGATGATTTGTGGCCCCTGCCCACATCTCCTCATATTTGCCAATGAAAGGCCTGATTTTACCAAACTTTCCCTTGACAGGTGGGCTGTATATAGGATTCAAGGTGGGGAGCTTGTCCCTGATGAGTGCATGCCCAGGGAGAGCTGAAAAAAGCCCTTGCATGACGGTGCTTAGCAAGGGTTTGGTGGGTGGGGGTCCTGTGCGTTCAGGTGCCTGTGAGATTGACCTAGGGGCTAGGAAATGCTCACCTGTTTGCTGCTCTTCCTCAAGCTATGTGGAAGAGGGGCAGGAAACCCAAATCCTCATGGAGGAGGAAGACAAGGAGGAAGCCCCCTCTGAAGAGGAGGAATGTGAAACGCACTTTCCAGGCAGGTTCCATATCCTCTACAGGTTCCAAGAAATGGAGGAGGGTCTCCACAGGCTTGCCTCTGTGCTTGAAGACTGTAGGGATGAATACCTCAATAATGAATCTGACCTCCAGGCTTACTGCAGGTCCAGGATTCCAAAGCGTCGCAGACTTCATGATGGCAGGATACACCAATGCCTTCCCAGATCTGGACACTCTGAGGGCACAGTACATCAGCAGTTCTGCTGTGTCATACCAGAGTACCAAGCTCTACCTGAGGTCTCTAGTGAATACGCTGCGGATCACCAATGCCACTCAGGCTCCAGTGGAGGTGACAATTCTGACTGTGAAAGCACGTAAAAGCTGCTCACAGCCTCCTTTGGTGTCCTGGCAAAACTCCCTTGCTGCAGAGAGTTCCAACACCTCCTCACCTCTCACTCTTGGCACACCCTATGCATACCCTACCATGGCCCCAGGGTGGGTGGCCCAGTGGAAGGTTGCAAAAAGGTCCAGAATCATCCTGCAGGGTGGCCAGATGCACTGTGAGGTCCACAAGGAAACCATGTGCAAAAAGGTAGACATGGAGTATGTGTACCAAAACTCCATACAATGCCTGGCTGGTGTCACTGTAGGATTCCTCCTAATGGCAGTGGGTGCCCCTGCCAATGACACCACTACAAAGAGCCAGATTAGCACTGCACAAGTGGCCCTTGATGTGATTAACACTAGGACCTACAGGTACCAGTGTGTGGAAGACACCACAGACACCATCAGGAACGCACAAACTGCCCTCCCTCAGGGATTCACAGTGAACCAGAATACCATCAATTTGGCCTCTGGTTCTGTACAAACTGGTGTGGTGCTTGCATGAGTTCATTTGCATTCCCTCCTGTACGGCCGTTTTGCTCAAACAGCCTTTTGTGGACCCCTTCCCCAAAAGTAGTCCCAGTAGTCCCGGGGGGGAGGTAACACTATACTCCCCCCCTATGAGGAAATCTAATGAGAAACACCCTGGTAGTCCCAAAGGGTCCAGGGTGACCAAAACCAGGGTGAAGCAGGCTGCCACTGCGAAAAACTGGTGCTTCACCTGGCACAATTACCCAGAGGACTGGGAGGATGCCTGCAAAAGGCTACCAGGCCAGATTGGAGGTGTGGTGGGGGAGGAAAAAACCTCCTCTGATGGCCCACATTTACAGGGGTACCTCCAATTTGAGGCCAGAATCAGGCCTATGGGCATGGGACTGCCCAAACAGGTCCATTGGGAGGCTGCCAAAGGCACTGCAGCTGCAAACTACAAATATTGCAGCAAGGAGGGCAGGTCCATTGTATGGGGAACAATGAGTGCCTGTGTGCCCTACAGGAAGGAGCTGCCAGAGCCACATTTGTGGCAGGTACAGTTACTGGCCATGCTCCAAGCAGAGCCTGATGACAGGACTATTCTATGGGTCTGGGAACAGGAGGGCAATGTGGGGAAAACCACATTTTGCAAGCATGTCATTTCCTGCCACCCTGAGATTGGGGCTATTATTTCAGGTGGCAAGGCTGGTGATGTCCAAAACCAGGTTGTGGACTGCCAGAACAATGGGAAACTGCCCAGAACCATTATCTGGGACATCCCCAGGTCCTTCAACAAGGAGTACCTGTGCTGGCATGGCATTGAGGCCCTCAAAAACATGCTTTTCTACAGTGGCAAGTATGAAGGGGGGATGATTTGTGGCCCCTGCCCACATCTCCTCATATTTGCCAATGAAAGGC